CCCTAAGACCTTAAGCACAAAGACAGATGACTACATTGGATTCAAAGATTAGTTTTTTAGGAGGTTATATCCTCACAGCGGCAACCACTATTTCTATGATGGGGGTGTTTCAAGCTGCATTAGTTGGTTTAGTAGGTGGTTTCTTTGGTCTTATAGGCAAAGAGGTATTCTACTATCTTAAAAAGCAACTAAAGAAATGAGCAGGTTAGAAAAGAACTTTAAAGAGGGAGTAACAACCACCATACTCGGTTTTATGTTACTGATTGGAAATTTCTACTACTTGATCGAAAGAGATGGTGATACTACTATCTTCTTTGGCACATTACTTATCTCGCTTGCACTATTCTTAGCACCTGATGATTTAAAGAGTGGTATTAAGGCACTCATCAAGAAGAATCAAGATAAACAGATATGAAAGTATCTAAACAAGGATTAGAAGTTATTAAAAAGCACGAAGGTTTTAGAAGTAAGCCTTATTTGTGTCCTGCTGGAGTTCCGACAGTTGGATATGGGAATACATACTACCCTGATGGATCAAAAGTGAAGATGACTGATAAACCTCTTTCGAAAGATGTTGCAGATGTTTTATTGAGATTGGTTGTGGAGGATTTTGAAGATTGTGTGAATAAGTATGTGCAATCGAATATAAATCAGAATCAATTTGATGCTTTAGTATCCTTTGCGTATAATTTAGGATGTGGTAATTTAAAGAAATCAACTCTACTAAAAAAAGTGAACGCTAATCCTTGCGATATTACAATATCAAATGAGTTCGCTAAGTGGGATAAGTCTGGTGGAAAGAGATTAAGGGGATTAACTTTAAGAAGGCACGATGAAGCGATTTTATATTTTACTGATATTTAGTTTATTCGTTTCTTGTTCAGTTAAGAAGCGTACTACAAAAATTTCCCAAGATATTAAAACAGAAGTCTCAACCATTACAAAAGTGGTTAAGCAAGATTCGATTAAGTACGATTCGGATACTTTCGAGATTATAGTAGAACAAAAAGACTCGTTAAAGCCTATCTCAGTTGTTTTAAATGGTGTAGAAAGCACTTTCTCTAACGCAAAGAGTGTAACTATACGAAAGAAGAAAGAGTCTCTTAAAACGCATCTAAATGAATCTAAAGAAATCGTAAAAGATTCAGTTGTTGTAGAGAAATCTAAGGAGAAGATATACGAGAAAGAAAAGTCGTATGATTATAAAGCATTCTTTCCTATTTTGTTTGTTTTAGTATTCTTTTTCTTATTAAGAGTTATTCTAAAACGATTCAGTATATTTTAATTGCTTTTGTTAGATTCTGAGTTGCGTATGGACATAGGTAGCCCTTAGCCACCCAGTCCATTAATTGCTTCAGTTGAGTTCTTGAGAGCATTAGGACATCTTAGTAATGTAGGTTCTAAGACTTGCAATTCCACTCATCCTACCGAGTACAGACCTTCGTTTGCTTTAGGTTGAAGTTGTGGTGTGTCTGCTTCCCATTCTACCACATTTATAAGCTGATGACCGAATCGTGATTTCAGACGCATAAATCATCTATGCAAACATAATAAACTTTTTATATATTTGTGTGTAACCAATAAAAAAAATATGGAGCAAGATTTTAAACAATATGTTTTCGAAGTAGCAAGAGACTTCAACTTATCAATAAAGGATAGGGTAGATAAACTCTTAGAGATAAACGCTTTTATGTACACCGAACTGGGAAGTGATTCTACAAAAGCAGAAAGAGAAGAAGCAAAGAAGAACTCAAGAGTTATTTTCAGAGCGATTAAAGAAGTAGATCCTTATATGGGTGATATGTTCCTACAACACCAAGACAATCCAAGAGAACCAAGATACGATGCGACAAACTAAACGAAGTACGCTTGTAACAAATCTCGATATTATATTCTCCAAGTATATCAGACTAAGATACGCAGACCACTCAGGAATGGTAGAATGTTTTACTTGTGGAGCAAAAGACCATTATAAGAATGTAGATGCTGGACACTTTCAAAGTAGAAAGCATTACGCTACAAGATGGAACGAAGATAATGTTCAGGTGCAATGTAAGAAGTGCAATATGTACTATGGAGGTGAACAATTCAAGTACGCACAGAAACTTGGACAAGAGAAAGCTGAAGAACTTTGGAGACTTGCTCACGAAACGGTTAAGATACCAGATTACGAACTAAAAGAAATGATTGAACTCTATAAGCAAAAAGTTATGCAATTAGAATCAAGATAACACAAAAACATTTATATTTGAAGTGTTGATGTTTGTCTATCTATTCTGTCTTGGAAAAGGAGGTGTTTGAAAAAGCATCTCTTTTTTTTTGCACAAATGTTTGGAATTAAAAAAACTTTTCTATATTTGGGTATTGTTAAACCAATTAATAGACAAATGGAAGACTTAATCAAAGAAAAAATCAAACAACTGGAGTGGAGCGAAGACTACCACGAAAGAGAACTTGCACTCGTTAAGATTCAACTTGAAGCCCTTAGAAACTATGGAACACAAAATTGATTACCTTAACGCACGAGTAGATGCGCTTCAAAGAAGAATCGAAGAACTCGAAAAAACAATCGAATTTAAAAATGCACAATTAGATTTATTAAACCAAAATTATCAAGATGAATTTAACAAGTAAGATTACGCACATAGAGCCTAAAGGTGTGTGGAGCAATGGACAGAACACTTTTCAAAAGTATCAAGTGTCGATGGCAAACGGAGAGTCTCTTCAGTTTTTAGCTAAGGGGCAATTCAAAAAGAATGTAGGAGATGACATCACTTACGAAAAGAACTCTCAGTACAACACAGGTAAGATCGTAAGAGAGGAGCAAACATTCGCACCACAACCAAAGACTGCACAAAAGGAAGATGTACAAACATACATCATCAGACAATCTATGCTTAAAGCAGCGGTAGATTATCACGCAGGATTCCAAACTAATATTGAGGATGTACTTACAACCGCAAGACAATTCATTAACTTCGTAAACAATGGATAAGCACACATTCGAGATTGACTTCGATAAAGTGAACTCTATTGAAGATATTAAAAGGATTCTTGTATCTTTAGGGATCAAGTTTAATCAAGAAGGAGTAGATAAAAATAACTTAAAAGACTTAGTAAAATAATGGCAAGTGAATTAGTAAATGGGATTTTCGCAAAAGAAGCCCCACAGGATTTTGTAATAAGTAAGCTATCAATCAAAGTATCTGAGTTCGCTCAGTTCCTAAGAGACAAAGAAGGACTTATTAAAGAGAATAACGGATGGTTGAATATGGAGGTACTTAAATCCAAAAAAGGAGGGTATTATGTAAGCTATTCAACTTGGAAACCAAACAAGGAAATAACAACATCTCAACACTCCCCAGACAGAGAGTTAGTAGATGATTTACCATTTTAATTAACGGGGGGCTTTTTGCCCCCTTTATTATTTGACAGATGATAATCAAAGTAAAAGACCAGATCAACAAATTAAATGCAATTAGGAAAGGAGAGTTCAAAGAAGGACTTGGACTTGGGATTTCCGATATAGATGAACACTTTAGATTTAAACCAACTAACTTCAATGTTATCTTAGGACACGCTAATGTCGGAAAGACTACGGTAATTCTATATTTGATGTTAGCATACTCAAAAAAACACGATTTAAGATGGCTTATCTTCTCAAGTGAAAACGAAGCATATTCGATTCTTAGAAAGATGGTGGAGTATTTAGAAGGACTCCCAATCAATAAGATTTCAGAAGATACGATGCTTAAAAGATTGTCTTGGTTAGATGACCACTTTAAGATAATAGATACGAATGAATTGTATTCATACAAAAAACTTTTAGACTTAGCAGGACAGATTAAAGATGCTTGGAACTATGATGGACTATTGATTGACCCATACAACTCTTTAATTAAAGATAGAGAACTTTTAAAATCAGTTGGAGGACACGAGTACGACTACCAAGCAACAACCGAGATGCGAATCTTTTGTAAGACTCGACAAGTAAGTATATGGCTAAACACTCACGCTTCAACAGATGCTCTTAGAAAGACTCACAATGATAAACACGAGTACGCAGGACACCCTGTTCCCCCAATGGCAAGTGATGTAGAAGGAGGAGGAAAGTTCGTAAATAGAGCGGATGATTTTATTGTGATACATCGTTATATCCAACACGCTACCGATTGGATGTTTTCTATGATACATATAAGAAAGATAAAAGATACGGATACTGGTGGAAGACCAACAAGTTTAGACCACCCTATAAGAATGCGTTCAGTTCCGAACAATGTAGGATTCTCTATCGAAGGAGAAAACATATTGCATAAAATAAAAGAAAAAGTATGAACCTAAGTTTTAATGACTTTAACCTAAACATTCAGATAGTTCCGATATACGGAATGTCTGTTGGTGTGATTTACTACGATCCGAATCTTGAACCAGATATGGAGGATGTAGAACCTGAAGAATTTTATTCTCAAATAACTATGATGTTCTTATTCTTTGGACTTCATTTAACTTTCTGGAGGGGATGAACATTCTCGAACTTGCATTCAAGAGACATAAGAATTGGATAGAAATTGTCGAGTCATTCGGTTGCAATAGAGACACCGCTGAAGACTTGGTTCAAGAGATGTATATCAAACTTGATAGAATCGCATCTTCTGGAACTGATTTGACATATAAGGATGACATCAATTACTTTTATGTGTTTAAGATGCTATCCACTATGTTCTTGGATTTAAAACGCAAGGAAGGGAGGAGTATTATTTTGAACTTAGACCAGTTACCTGATGGAACAATCGAGCAGGATATGACTGACTACGAAGAGAAATATGAAATTATGATGAACGCTATGGATGAGGTTTATTGGTATGACCGTAAAGTTTACGAGATTATCGATGACGGATTATCTATAAGTGAATTATCAAGGAAAACAAACATTTCGTATTATTCTCTTTACAACACATTTAATAAGGTAAGGAAATTCTTAAAGAGTAAATTATGAAATTATTATTAGGAGATTGTTTAGATAAACTTAAAGAATTAGATGATAATTCTGTCGATAGTATTGTTACTGACCCACCGTATGGATTATCATTTATGGGTAAAAAATGGGATTACGATGTTCCTTCTAAAGAGATTTGGGAAGAGTGTATGAGGGTGTTGAAACCTGGCGGACACTTACTCGCTTTCGCAGGTAGTAGAACTTATCACCGAATGGCAGTAAGGATTGAAGATGCGGGATTTGAGATTAGAGACCAAATTATGTGGATTTATGGTTCAGGTTTTCCAAAATCTATGAATATAGGACTTCAACTTGATAAAAAACTTGATAATGAAAGAGTGGTAGTTGGAAAGGATAAGGCAGGAGCAGAATTTAATAAAGTAAAGGGATTTGGTAAAACTACTATAAAAGATGATGGTGAGGCAACTACTGAATGGAATGTTACAAAAGGTAATACTGAATGGGAAGGTTGGGGAACTGCTCTTAAACCTGCTCACGAACCTATTGTAATGGCAAGAAAACCTTTTAAGGGAGGTGTAGCAGAAAATGTATTGGAGTGGGGGACAGGTGGAATAAACATAGATGCGAGTAGAATAGAAGAAGATAATAGATTTCCTGCAAACTTTATTCACGGTGGTATAGAAGAAGATTGGGCAAGATACTTCTATTGTCCTAAAGCATCAAAGAAAGATAGAGATGAGGGATTGGATGAAATGGAAAGTAAATCTATCAAAGGTAGGGATGAAGGACAAGATAAAACCTCTATTGCATATAAAGCAAGACCTACTGAAAGAAAGAATAATCACCCAACCGTAAAACCAACTGATTTGATGTTATACTTAATCAGATTAGTAACTCCAAAAGACGGAATAACACTTGACCCATTTATGGGTAGCGGTTCAACGGGTAAAGCTGCTATTAAAGGAGGATTTGATTTTATCGGTATTGAAAGAGAACAAGAGTATTTCGATATTGCTAAAGCAAGAATAGATCACGAAAACAACAATTTATTTAAGAAATGAAGATGCTAAAGAAAATAGGATGTTCTATTAAACTTGGAACGATGGTTCACGCAGTTACGGAACTGGTAACTTTAGGGAACGCATACGAGATGGCTTATTGGGTTGCTCGTAAATTAGGATATGAATCGTGCGGATGCTATGAGAGAGAACAATGGTTGAACGCTTTAACTTGTGGTTGTGGGAATGATGATTAAGATGTCAGAAAAGGATTGGGATACTTGGTCGAATGCTGGTATCAACTTAGTAAGAATCGAACCCAATCAATTAGCTATCATAGCTGAGTTACACGCAAAGTATTTTAACCACAAATACCATAGACCTTGTGGGTGCAATAAGAAAGAAATAAAGAGGTGGATTGAAGACCTCAACAAAATTTTTGAGAATGGATTTGAATAAAGTACACAAGTGGGAGAAGGCAACAGTATTAATTTTGAATCTTGATGGATGGGAATTAGAGTGGTGTGGAGATGCTTATGAGTTCTATGATGCGAAAGGTAAAACTCCAAAAGGATTAGATTGCGTTATAGAGATGAAATTCCGTAAGACATACTACGAGACCAAGATGCTTGAGAAAGCAAAATACGAAAGACTTATGCAACTCCCAGAGGATGTATTGAAGTTCTACTTTGTGAATGATCCTAAAGGAAACTATTTGTTTTGGCTGAACGAAATAAAGATGCCTGAAATGGATGCGTTATATTGCCCAGATACAACGATGTGGACTAAGAAACGAATGGACAAAGAAGTATATCTATTACAAGAATCACAAGCAACAATCATAAACTTGAACGAATGAGTAAAGAAAAAATAGTATTAGATGTTTGCTGCGGATCAAAGGGAATGTGGTTTGATAAGCAGGATGAAAGAGCATTGTATCTTGATAAAAGAGAAGAAGAACACACAAACGAATATAAGAGTGGAAAAAAGTCAATGAAGATAAATCCTGACATAATTGGAGACTTCACAGATATAAAACAACCCGACAATTCGTTTTGGCATATAGTGTTTGACCCACCTCATATTAAGAGAAATGCTTTAGGCGAAATAACCAAAAGATATGGAAACTTAGAGGGAGATTGGAAAGAAATGATAAAGCAGGGATTTAAAGAATGTTTTAGAGTTTTAAAGCCAAATGGAACTTTAGTATTTAAGTGGTGCGAGGTTCAATTTCCAGTAAAAGATATACTTGCTTTGACAGATAAAAAGCCGCTATATGGACACAAGAGTGGTAAAAAAATGCAGACACATTGGATATGTTTTATAAAATAATAATATGAGAGGTAATTCACTACACTATGAAGCTACTGGAGAATATGACTTGATTGACATAATCTCAGACTACAAACTGAATTTCAATCGTGGTAATGTATTAAAGTACATTATTAGGGCTGGAAAGAAGGATGATGAACTCCAAGACTTAAACAAGGCTTTGGACTACATACAAAGAGAGATTGCGTATGTACGAGAACTAAGAGATAAACAATTAGAAGAAACCCTAAACAATTAATTATGCCACTACCAACACCAAGAGTAGGAGATGACCAAAAAGAGTTCATTTCAAGATGTATGGCTAATCCGAAGATGATTGGCGAGTATCCAAGAGAAGACCAAAGATTAGCGGTATGCTATCAGCAATGGAAAAACAGGGGGAAATAATTCTCCCTTTTTTTTGTTTAATTCAAAAATGTTAATTAGTTTAGCATTATGAATACGGTACAACGCAACTTATTAAAACTCCAAAGTGATTCAGATATTCTGATGTTGCTTGGACTTGCTAAGAAATGGAGAAGCCAATCCGAGAACGAAGACATCAAAGAAATGGCAGATACTGTTTTAAGGCTTAGTGCTTACTTATCTTCTTTACACTTAGAGAGATATTCATTTGACAGATTGATAAGCGAGTCAATGGCGAGTAATCACCGAATGCTTGATAGAGCAGAACGGGCTGAGAAACGAATCCAAGAACTCGAAGAACAAATAGATAAATATAAACTTAAAGAAAAATTAGGACTATGAGCGTACAAGAATGGGGTTGGATAGATGACCCAGAAGAAGAAGTAGAACACACTTGTAAGATGTGTGGAGAACCAATGTTTAAAGATGGATATTGTTCAACCGAATGCTTTGAAGCAGATTTAGACTAAGATATGGACTTAAAAGACATCAAAGGATCAGAAGAGTATTACAAAGACAAATACGAGAAGTTAGAAAGGTCACTCAGCTTCTTTGTGGACATCGTACTTATATGTACTATACCGTTATTACTAATGCTAATCTTTAGAAACATATTATGAACACAATGTTTAAGATATTTATTATAATTACTCACACGCCATTGGTATTACCATTGTTTGTGATTAGTGTAATAGACTACTACAAAAATATATAACTATGGAAGAAAGAGATTGGTGGAATTATGGTATCAATCCTATAACTGGGTATAGAATAGAATACAGAAGAGACCCTATACAAGAGCAGAAGAAATACGAAATGCAAACATTAAAATATGAAAGAGGATGACCTAATAGAACTGGGATTCGAAAAAATAGAATACGGACACTATTATAACTATGAACGAGGAGATTTATTATCTTGCGACAATGATGACCCAAACAGATGGTATATCGTTTATCAGTTCTCAAACGGAGCAGGAGTCGTACATAGCTTAAAACTTTTAAAACAACTAATAAAAAGAATAGATGAAATCAATAACGCTTCTTGATGGCAAACAATGGAACAAGGAAGACTTGTTAAAAGAAATGCAGAACGATGAGTTCTACTATGGATACTTATCTAAGGCAGCGCTTTCGAGTTCTTCCCTTAAACTCTTATTAAGTTCTCCAAAGACTTATAAGTATGTATCACAATATGGAAACGCAGAATCACAAGCACTAAGAGATGGTTGGTTATTCCATACCGCAATCTTAGAACCAGACGTATTCAACGCTCAGAAGTTTATCGATGTAGAATCTAAGAACACGAAGGCTTATAAGGAAGCTAAACTTGAGTTCGGTAAAGTGTTTACTAAATCCGAAAAAAGAGATGCTGAGAGATTAGCAGATGCATTCTTTAGAAATGAGAAAGCACTTCAGTACATTACCAAATGTGAATTTGAAGTTCCAGAGATTGGAGAGGTCTATGGATTACCATTCAGAGCAAAGGCGGATGTACTTGGTGAGAATCGAATCGTAGATTTAAAAACCACCCAAGACATAAAAGCCTTCCCTCATTCTGCACGAAAATTTGGATATTCCATTCAGTGTTATCTGTACTGCAATCTCTTCAACATAAATTATAAGGACTTTACTTTCATAGCACTTGATAAGAGTAGTTTAGACATTGCAATCTATCATTGCTCAGAGGAGTTCTACTACGAAGGAGAGAGAAAGGTAGAACAAGCAATCGAGATTTACGACTTATTCTTTTTACAAGGAATTGATACAGACCAATACTATATTGAAGGGATATTATGAAAACTAAGATACGAGAACTAATAAAGACAATAGAAGAAAACTTCGGAGTAAACTTATTCGATAAGACAAGACTCAGAGGAGTTATAGAAGCAAGAGCATTATTCATTCACATCCTAAGAGATTATCACAAGATGCGATTAATAGACATCCAAAGAGTATTTGCTGAAAGAGGATATTCAATCCATCACGCTACACTTTTACACGCTGAGAAGAACTTTAATGACTATCTAAGATTCTCTCCAGAACTAAGAGAACTCACAGAAATGGTTTTAAATAGTTACGACAAGAAAACATCATTTAAGATACAATACATTAAAAACTCATTAAACGACATTACAGAGGAGAAATTAAATGAAATGTACGAGTACATCAAAGAGGCTAAGATATGAGCATAGAAGACCTTAGAATCGCTTTAGAGACCTTTTACGAATCAGGAGGATATTGGATAACTACAAATACACTACAAGATGACTACACAACAGAGAATTGATATGATCTACTACTACGAAAACGTATTAGAGAATGTACTATCAGAAAGACATAGAGAATACGCTGAGTTAATGATTCACAAACTAAGAAATGATTTCTCAGACTACCCACTAAGATACGAAGCACCTAAAAAACCAGCTAACGCAAGACCAGTACACTGTGGACTAAGCGGAAAGACTTACGAATCACTAAAAGAAGCAGCTAAAGACTTAGCACTTGATAGAAACCTCGCTTCACTATATGTAAGAGGACTAAGATTCAATAAAGCACAACTGTCCTATGTAAACAAAAGAAATCAGAACCAATTCGCATCCAAGAAAATATACTGCGGATACACCAATAAGACATACAACTCTATTTCAGAAGCTACTAAGGATCTGAACATTCATAGAAACACCATACAAGGGCAACTCAAAGGAAAGATAACAAACCGATTAAAACTCAAGTACGTTTAAAACAAGCATTTAAATTCGTTATATAATTATGAAACAACAAGTACACATATCTAAGATTGTACCAAACAAGGATAATCCAAGAATAATAAAAGATGTAAAGTTTGAGAAACTCGTAAATAGCATAAAGGAGTTTCCAGATATGCTTGAGAAAAGACCAATCGTAGTTGATGAGAATATGATTGTGCTTGGTGGTAATATGAGACTAAAGGCTTGTCAGGCTGCTGGACTTACTGAGATATGGATAGATATAGCTAAAGGATGGACAGAAGAACAAAAGAAAGAGTTTATCATTAAGGACAATGTAGGATTCGGAGAATGGGACTGGGACATCTTAGCTAATGAATGGGATATAAAACAACTTGATGACTGGGGTATGGATTTACCACCTATATTTGATGATCCAGAACCTGAGGCAATAGAAGATGATTACACAGAGCCAGACAATCTAAGAGTCGATGTAGTATTAGGAGACCTCATAGAGATAGGGGAGCATAGATTATTATGTGGAGATAGTACGGACAGTGATCAGGTAGCCAAGTTGATGAATGGAGAGAAGGCTGATATGGTTTTTACAGACCCACCTTATGGAATGAAGTTGGATGCTGATTATAGTGGAATGAAAAGCGAAATATTTAAAGGGGGCATAGGTGGTAAAAAATATGATAATATAAAAGGTGACCACGATGATTTTACGGAAGAATTAATTAATACCATATTTGCTTGTTTTAATGATTGCAAGGAAATATTTATATGGGGCGCAGATTATTTCGCAGAGTTGATTCCTAATAAAAATAATGGTAGTTGGATAGTATGGGATAAAAGAGCAAATGGCAATGATGATATTGCTGAAGACAAAAGTTCGGACAAGATGTATGGAAGCACATTTGAATTGTGTTGGTCAAAAAATAAACACAAGAGAGATATTGCAAGAGTTAAATGGGCGGGAATATTTGGTATGCCTTCCCAAGACACCAAAGGCAGAGTACATCCAACACAAAAGCCTATTGAATTAGCGAATTGGTTCTTCAATAAATGGGGTAAGGATAATGATTTAATTGCTGATTTATATTTAGGTGGTGGAACAACTATGGTAGCCGCTCATCAACTTAACCGTAAATGCTACGGAATGGAACTTGATCCAAAGTATTGTCAGGTTATTATAGATAGAATGCGTAAATTAGACCCAACGCTTGAGATTAAAATAAACGGAAAAGAATATAAAAACGATGATGTTCTTTAAGCAATTAATTTAAATCAATTTAACTCAAAAAAGGATTAGGAATCCTATTGGGAAAGATTGGCGGCAATTAAAAGCAATCAGTCAATAAGCAGAGTTTAATCGTTCTCTGCTTTTTTTTCTTAAATTTACAAATATGGACATAAAACTTACAAAAAAGGCATTCATTGAAGCGTATGGTAAAACCTTTGGAAATGTATCGCAAAGCTGCAAGGCGGTAGGTATATCAAGACAAAGTTATTACAACTGGATAAATGATGACCCAGAGTTTAAAGCAGAACTTGAAGCAGTAGATCCAAAGGAACTAAGACTTGATTTCCTTGAGAGCAAACTAATAGAGAGGATAAACAAAGGAGATACTACCGCAACCATATTCGGACTTAAAACTTTAGGTAAGTCAAGAGGGTATGTAGAGCGACAAGAAATAACTGGAGGAGATGGTTCTAAGTTATTTGAAATCGTAATTGTAAAAAATGAAGATAAAGACTAATGTTGTCTTTGAGCATTTAATAGAAAGCAATAAGAAGATTGTAGCGGAGCAAGGTGGTACTCGTTCTGGAAAGACCTACAATATCTTGATGTGGTTGATATTCTATTATACTCGAATGAATACTGGTAAGACAATTACCATTGTTCGTAAATCATTCCCATCGGTTCGTGCTACCGTTATGAGGGACTTTTACGATATAATAAGAAAATATGAATTATATAACGAGGAGTTTCATTCTAAATCATCAAATGAATATAACCTTAACGGAAACCTAATCGAGTTTATATCATTAGATCAACCGCAAAAAATACGAGGTCGTAAAAGGGATTTGCTATTCATTAACGAAGCTAACGAACTAACATACGAAGATTGGCAACAATTAATCTTCAGAACAAGTGGTAGAATCATCTTAGATTATAACCCATCAGATGAATACTCTTGGATATACGACAAGGTAGTAACACGAGAAGACTGTGATTACTTTGTAACTACATATAAAGACAATCCGTTCTTAGAC